TGTCGGGTTAGCAGAAGTGCCATAACAAACACCTCTTGCACCGGCATTTTCTCCACCTGTAGCCGTGATTGCGCCCGGTACGTTGGCGCTCACGCCAGTAATTAAATCAGCCGCGCTTGTCGTAACAGTCGGGACTACAACCGGAGGGACATCTTCCGTTTGCAGGACAATTCGGCGTAAAGATACATAATAAACACCACCCCACCCATCGGCAATTTTTATGGCATAATATCGATATGCCGTGGAGTTTATCAGAGTGATATATTTTGCGTCGGCTTGATTCGCGGCAATATGTCGATCAAAATATGCTTGTGAAGTTGAGATCTGTGTCCAACCTGTATCAGTCCCATAAGTCAGAGTCGCAAATGCTGCAGAATTATTCGATCCCCAGAACGTAAAACTTTTTGCCCCACCATCTGTCCACAAACCATAATGATGATTGTTTTCATAATAAATACGCTTGATTACTTTTGCGCTTCCGAGATCAATATGGAATCTTTGATTTGTTGGTTGAAGATTTCCGCTGGCCCAAATATTGGATTGATCTTGGCCATTAATAAGTGATTTTGTCGGATCTGTAGCAAAATACGGCAAGTAATAATTATCATAGTATGACGTAGCCTTGACATATGTCCCATTATGTGCAGGCGGGTATTGTGAAGTATATGTCGCCATTATCCTTCTTCAACCTCAAACGCGATAGTAGACTTATCAATGGAAATTTCCGATATGACACCGGAAAAAATCTGAAAATGATCCCCTTGTGAGTGCTCTTCAAACCCAATAAACAAGCTCATTTTCATCGACAGCAGTGGTTCTTTAGCAAGCATTTTTGTAAAGTAATAATCAGTATTGTCCATGGTCACAGATATATGTTGTTGTTGCTTCAGCGAGAAGGACGAAAAAATATCCGCACTGGTGGTTTCAACTGTCCTGCTGAAACTCCCGAAATCCACAACCCGCCCCGACTTCTCACCTCCGCCGACGGCTTGAGCCCCGGCAATTTCAGACCCATCCGCCTTCACGGAGCCGTCGGCAATAAATCCAATCGCCGAAAACACCCCCGATAATTCTCGGGTCGAATATATCCGTTGAATAAAATGGGTCCCGATCACGCAATAGATGATCGGAATTTTACCCATCAACAGATTATTGTGGAAAGCCAGCGGCAGTCTCATATCGATGTTATAACCTCTTCAAGATCCATCCGGTGATTGTATCTTTCCTGAACGCAATCCTCCCTCTCCGTATCAAGATTATAAGCATTGACAAGCCAAGTATCTCCGGGATAAGCATAGTCCTCATTGAACCAAAATGGCTTCATCGTCCCATATTCCTTGCTGTTGAGTGACTCGAACATAGATAAAAGCTTGTCAAGATCCGCACGCAACATATAGGCGAACTCATAGCTGAACGAATATCGGACGTTATGATATCTGTATCTCCTGACGCCAGAGACATTTTCTTGGACGGTGTAAAGAAATTCTCTTGCGCTGGATGGTCCAATATTGTAGCTTTTTGACAGTTGCATGTATCTGCCGACAAACAGTTCGCTGATCTCAATATATCCATCGGGGTTCGATGCGTCTGTTACTTTTATTCTCCAATACCTGAAAGCCAGCAGGGTTGCCATGTAATGGACTATTTTTATAGAAGAACGCGTGATAGTCTCGGAAATCTCTGCCGCGCCACCCACGCCTGAATCAAAAGTATTTGCACTATCCCCTTCTATCGTAATAGTCACCGTCGGAGAGAAATTATGGTCATGAATGATAACCGTCGAAACCTCCATAGCGCTGTTAAGATCAATCGTTATTCTATTCGGCGACCCAAGACCGGCGGACCTGTATCGGCTATCACGGTTGAGATCAATCATTTTCCCAGCATTGTAAAGATTTATTCCCTTGAAGTACCATTTATCACCAAGCACAAAGTCGGCCCCTGATCCTGAGATGAAAGAAATTTTTACTCCATCGCTAAGGGTAGTTGGAGAAGCAGAAGTTACCACTCCAGATGCATTCCATCCACCAGAGCCATTGGTCCACTTATATGTTGAAGAACCGACTTCTCCCGTCCCCAAGGTATCTATCTCGACAACAAATTCTAAGTCGGTCTGCCCAGTAAAATTCCCCTGGATTACAATGACAGCTGAACCCGTCCCATTCTTTAAGGCGGAAGTGACCAACCCGTCCTTGAGGGAGGATACGGTCATCATCGTCTCGCTCGTTATGTAGTTATCATACAAAAATCTTGGAGTGATATTTCCCATTAGTGTCCAAGCCTCCTCAATCTATCCAATCGTGGATAAATAGTTTTGGCAAATTCATCGACAGCCTTGCGGTCAATAACTGTCCCATTCAAATTGAGAGTGACATTGATGGGTCTTCCTTTATCAATCATTGTCGAGTCAATGTTTTTGTCTGCCTTAGAGGAGACCGCAGAACCAAAGCTCACGCCATCCCTTGAACCATATATTCTGCCAGACTGGATGAGTTCAAGTAAAGATGCATATTCTCCGGCCTGTTTTTCAGAGACGACAAATTCATTCGGCTGCAATAATGCTAAAACCGAATCTTTGCCAGCCACCCCTCCCCTGACCCATCCACCCTCTGAAAATCCAAGGAGTGACGCCCAATCCGTATCAAGCTGAATTCCATACTGGGCCTTGAATCTCCTTGTCCTTTGCAGAAATTCGTATAGTTTCATGTCCCTTTCTGCGTTTAATTTGAACATCTGCTGCGCCATCCATTCCTCATCTGATAGCAGTCTTCTTTCATCTTCTGTTCTTGCCTGTTTTTGTAAGTTTAGCACTTCGATAGCCGATTGGTATTCAGCCTTATATTTCAAAGCCTCATTCCACATTGTGATATGTTCTGCGCGGGCACCTTCCGCTCCTTCACTAGCGATAGCCTCCTTGGTAAGAGTTTCATATTCCATCTGTGCTAATTTCAGTTTATTTTCTATCTCGAGTTCCTTCTTTTCATACTCCATTTGCTTCAGCAATTCTTCACGATCAGCAATTTCCGTTTTCAGTAACAATTCCCTCTCATTCGCAAATTGCGTAAAGGCAAGGGTCTTGCTCTTTTCCAATTTAACCAGTTCCCTATTGATATACTCGGCATCGCTAAGGACTTCCCTTTCATCATCCGTCCTGAGCTCCGCCGTGAGCTCAATTATTTCTTTTTGTTTTTCATAATCCTCTTCATATAAGGACTTTTTATGTTCCAAAGTATCCAAAGAAACTTCTATGGAGGAAGCCCCAGATAATTTGAGCAGATTCATTTCATGGGTATATGCTTCTTCTGCGAGATCCATGTAATGATTCCACTCAAGCTCCATTAATGTTAACCGATACTTTGCTCGTTCCTTTGCTATACTGTCGGCAAGACTTTGCTCGTCAGATGAATCAGCCGTTCCGACCGTCCGAGTATAATCAGGATTCGGATCTCCGACAAACCCACCATCGGCCATCCCCACCCATCCACCAGCCGCCATCCGGGCATATTTGCTACCGGATCGCATAGATTCGAGCATGGAGGCGTTGCGTTCTGCTACATCAGCGGGGACAACAAATTCATTTGGCATCAAAAGGGCACGAACGGAATCCCGACCTTTTATACCGCCACTGACCCAACCGCCGTGCGCCCCTGTCCCGCCGGTAAGATCAGTACTAGATGAGGACCCCGCGAAACTTTCCACGGCTGCTGCAAAATAGGCTACGGCCTCTTGGAAAGTAGCCGTACTCGCATCATACGTATTGGATGTGCCATCAACAATTTTCTTCCACAGATCAGCTCCACCCGCCATCTGAGTTTCAAGATAATCACCCATCTTTTTCATTGAGGCAGTAAATTCTCCATACATCGATTTCTTCTGTTCATCGGTCATTGACTGCCAAATTTCATCCATCGCAGCAGCGTATTCTTCCGCAAAGGCGATTATCTCCGATGGGTCTGTTGCAGCATAAAGTTTTTCTTTTATCACGTCGGCACTCTCTATTTGATGAGCCAAATAATCGTCTTCGGACATTGTGAGTTTCAAATAATCCTCTTCCCAGGAATCTGTATAAGATGATATAAAAGCTCGGAGCGATTCAGTAAGACCTTCTGTTGCTATCTCCCATGCCTTCGCTGTATCGTAACCCCATTTGATTAACTGATCCCCAACCTCAGCCCAGTAAGCCAGCATTTTGGCAGCAGCGACATCATACTCATTAATGGCGTCCGTACCTAACGTCATCGTGATGACCCAATCACCCATCGCGTTGTTCAATTCTTCTACGCTCAATCCGGTTTCTTTTGTCCGTTTGAGATAGTAATCGTAAACCTGTTTCAAAGAATCCATCATGGCTTCGGCACTATCCTGCGCATCATTCTGGCCTTCAACAAGTTCTTCGTTTATACTTTTCATATAGTAAGTAACGGCATCACTAAACATCGCGACGCCAGATGTCATTTCATCAAGTGTGTCATTGAAATCAAGCGCGAATTGAATATCCTTCAATGCCTGAACAGAAGACTTGGAATCAATATTTTCGAGGGCCTTCTGCAAATTCATCAAATCCTCTATGGCATCATCATCCAAAGTGGGGTATAAATCCCTCAACTCCTCTTCCAGATAAGGAACCCACTTGTTTGTCTGTGTGGTTATGGCAACAGTAACTTCCTCCCATCCGGCAGTTATGCTGTCCTCGATCTGGCCAAATACTTTATCCCCCACGTCTTCGGTAGATTTGTCAATACTAACGGCAACATCTTGAAGTGTATCACCAATCTTATTCGCGGCATCCCAGGAAACATAGCCAACTTCCTCTGCAACGTCACTAATTACATCTGTTGAGTCGGTCACTATTCCAAGCATAGCATTGATAGGATTGGTTATGTCACTCGCAGTCAGTCCAATATCACCGAGACCACCCTGCATACCCATAAACTCAGTCTCTACGCCCTTTGTTATCCTTGTAACTAATCCTTCAACGCCGCCCATAATGTCGCCAGTAGCGGTATTCACCATCGCATTGAATTCTGTAGTATCTACGGAAACGGTCTTAACCTGTCCAGTCAAATCTTTCAAGACTCCGGTGTAGGTATCGATCATGTTGGTCTGAACTTTTTCTGCCCATTCGGTTAACCCTGTCTCAGTTTCTCTGGTATAATTAATCGTACCGGATGGAGTGATGGCTCCGCCTATTTCTTCGATAAAGGTTACTGTCTTGGTAGACAAGGCTTCTTCGACTTGGGCAACAAATGCGGGATCGAGAGAATCATTGATGCTTTCCACAACCCTATAAACTGAATTGATTATGTTGACGAGATAATCCCTGATGTCGGAGGAAGCCGCTTCAGAAGATCCAGACAGTTGGGACCACGAGGAATCCTGCGAGGAGGGGGACTCGCCCCACGTTCCAGACCAAGCACCCTCCCATTGCCCGGTAGATCCGAAACCGGGACTGTTTGTCCACTGTGCCCAAAGCTCCTCTCCGAACTTAGCGGCTAAGGTTACTGCCGTATAGATAAGTATAGCATAAGCGGCATAAGCGCCAGCGGTATATCCCACAATTTTGTCTGCTGCCAATTCCGCAGTCATTGTAAATGTCTTTAATGCAGCCGCAGATTCCCCGGCCTCATACATGGCACCTTCAAAAGCCACGGTAGAGGCGTCTAACTCAGCCATTGCAACGGAGGCGGTATATGTACTTGCCGCAGCAGAACTCATTGATGAGACTGTCTCGGCACCAACCCCGATAAGCTCCTTCCCCCAACTTACCATGCTACTAAATACTTCGCTCAAGCCGGTTACTTCACCAATCCAACTTACAGCCCCACCGAGTATCTTGTTAAATACAAAACTGCCGACAGCACTAACAATCCCACCTAACAATCCTCCTCCACTACTGCCAAATAATTTACTTAGACCTCCACCAGTTAATCCGAGGCTGCTCGCAAAATTCTCCCCGAACAAGGCGACAGTAGCCTCGAATATCAACCACTGAGAAATCAGCTGGGCAATCATTTTTGCGAATGCCGCCAACATAGAATCACAGAACGAAGACCAATAATCGCTGAACGATTTCAGCTCCCCTTTGAACAAATCCCCAAAGAATGTCTCAACAGTGGTGGTAAGCGCTTCAAATGAACTTTGCATAAACTCAAATCCGAGCGTTCCGACGGACTTGAAATCCTTTATCATCTGAGCAGCCCCAGCTTTCACCCCTGCAAAAAAATCATCTCCTGCTTCACCCATTTTGGTATAAGCCTCGAGAGTCTCTTTTTTCTTCCATTGCTCAACATATTGCCAGTTCGCACCTTCGGCTAATTTCTTTGCCGCATCTGCATCAATCTGTTTCATTCGGGCATCGTATGCTTCCTTCTCATATCCCTTGATTTCCGAAATGAGTTCATAATTCATATCGGCAATCTTTTTCGCATTTTCCCTTTCCTGAGCCTCGACTGCAGTATTCTTTTCCTTATTCAACTTTACAATCGCTTCGTCATATTCTTCTTGAGTAAGCAAATCTTTGTCAAGTTTCCTTTTGTACTCTCTCTCTTTTTCCTCATATCCAGCTATGATGGCATTGACAGCTCTCTCATTTTCTGATATCGCAAAATCTGACTCGTCCGCCATGAATTCTTTATGATCCTTGAGCGCCTCTTTCCGCTCTTTTTTATAGTTATCAAGATAATCAGCATTGCTCTTTTCCAGATCCTCAAACTGCTTCATCTCTGCAACATAAACTTCCTGATTCTGCTTCTTTTTATTTTCAACGACCTTAAGATCATTCGCGAGTTCTTCATTCGAAAGATTCTTACGTTTAAGTGCCACTTCACTATCAAGTGCCACCATCTTGTCCGCCGTAAACTGGGAGACAGATAGTTTTTCCTTATCTGAATCCGATCGTGCGTTGGCTTCCAATACAATCAAGGCTTTCTCTTTCGCATAGTATTGATCTATATTTGTAGCCTTTGCTGCCAACGTGGCTTTGTTAATTTCTTCTTCGGTCTTTCCAGCCAACTTCATTTCAATTTCTGCTTGCTTGATTTTGGCATCCAGTTCCTTGTAATAATTTTCGGCAAGACTTTTGGCTTTGTCGTATTGACTTTTCAATTCCTCGGTGGTCAAGGGAATAGTCATGCCTTGTGATGATTCTAAAATTGCATTGAAATCCTTTGTAAATCGTGCAGAAGATTTTTTGAAATCTTCAAGCCATTTATTAAACTTAATATCATAAAATGGTTTCTTTGACAAGTCACTTGCGATATCAGAACCATAAGATCCGATGTTTGGCATATCAGCAAATTGTAATTTAACACTTGCCCAAAGATCATCAAGTGATTTTCTTGCCAATGCAACCTTTTCTGGTAATTGTGTAATTCCACTTCCAAATTGACGCAACTGCATTTCAACAGCTACAAGCCCTGCAATAACCAACGCAGGAGTGCCAGTTACACCAAAGAACATAAAAGCAATTATCCCGACAGCTGCACCCGACAAAACACCTGCAGGGAATCCATTCCATGTTGCTATAATGCTATCAGCAAAATACTTGAAAGCATCTTTGTTTTCACTCAGGAATGTTTGGACATCTCTCATCCCAGCCACCACGGCTGGTAAAATGGTTTCTCCAAGATCCTTCATCACCCCGGCAATTGTATTTTTTAACGTGACACTTGCCGACTCGGCGCTGCCGGAAAATTCTTTATTCGCCTGAGCCGCCAAACCCGCCTTGTTCGCGATTTCCCCCAATCGATCATCAAATTCTTTCATGTTGCTACCGAGCATCGGACCAAGACCAATCAATGCTTCAGACGATCTGAAAAATTTACCAATTGGAACCCCAGCATCTGCCGCTGCCTGCTTCACCATCATCAATGCCTTGGAGAAACCGACAGACTGAACCAATGCCGCGCCACTTTCAACGCCCATTTTTTTCAACAATTCGGTCATCATTTCCTGTGGTCGGATAAGCCCAACAAGAATCGATTGCAATTGTGTGGCAGCCTGTGAAGTTGATCCAGCAGTCTGGGAAAGCACAGCCATCGCTGCACCCATTTCATCAGCACTCAGCCCAGCCTGTTTCGATATAGACGCAAGATCACCAATGACAGGGACCAACTCGGCGACGGAAGTTTTACCAGCAGCATCGATAGCAAATAACAAGTCGCTCGCTTCAGATGCGCTTTTTATTGCCCCACCATAACCAAACATAAGCGACGTCAATGATTTGACGACTTCTTGCTGTTCCATATGTTGAGACAATGCAACTTCAGAAGCTGTCTTGAGCATATCAAAAGCCTTGACCGGATCTTTAATACCAGCGGACATGATGGAATAATAACCCTTCATCAATTCTGTCTGCGTACCAAGTTCCGGACCAAGCTGTGAAATGGTTTTTCGGATGTCCGCGTAAGAAGCATCGGTGACCTTGCGCATATCAATCAAGGCCGATTCATAATCAGATGCCAGCGAAAACATTTTCTTGCCGATACCGATTGCACCCAAAGCCGTGAAGGTTATCCCGAGCTGAACTCCGAGGCTTTTTGCTGACCTTCCAATCTTGGTAAAAGTGCTTTCGGCTGTACCAAATTCCTTTTCTAATTTCCTGACTTCATTTCGACTCAGGCCAAGCGATTTCGTGAGGGAGTCAATGGAACTTTTCGCCTTATCGGCACCAACCTTTTTAATAAGACGAGACTCAAGTTTCTTGACGTCGTTGTCGACTTCTTCAGTCGTCAGACCTAACTGAGAAAGATCCTGCCTCAGTTTCTTTACAGCAGTTTGTGCCTCTTCTGTCGAAACTTTGATCTTTACTCCAGCCATCTGTCACTTCCTTTTTATGGGTCTGGATCTTTGCTTGATTACCGTTTGTGGATGACGAACCTTGTTTCCACTTTTCTTTGCCAGTCTCCCACCATCTTCCTCTTTTGCAATCAGCTTCGGAAAGATAATATCGTCAATTGCCAATATCTTTTCAAAGTCCTCAAGTGAGGCATTATACAACTCACAAAGATTGAGAACACTATCCGTCCTAAGTGGCAATGGCCCACCAAAGGAAAATGGGCGGTCCCTTCGGTTGGCCATTTGCCACAGTTCCCAGGCCAAAATGTTTTCGACATCCCAACTTGGTTTATTGCATTCATCGCATGGAGGTTTGCCATCATATACGTCACTACACTCCTCGCAGCTGACTACGCTTCGCTCTCCGTACCAAGCTGCACACTCTGCAAGTTTTTTGATTCTTTCTCCAAATCTTCCTGCACATCTTTGTAAAGAGCATCAGCCTTCTCAAGAACCTTGTCGATGAATTCCGGATTAGCAAGATACACCGCTTCCTTATTTGCATTGTTACACTGAAGCACTACGCCATCCTCATTCTCAACGCCTTTCCAGTCCTTGATGGTTTCAAAGATTTTGTAAATCTTAAACTTGTAAAAATTGTGATCTGTAAATCTTTGCCCTTTGTCCCATTCGGCTTTTTTAGTCTTCTCCAAAAGAGCAGCGATCTCCTTCGGAGTCTGTGGATGGACTAAAAACTCTGCCGACTCTCCCGGAACATCCCCGTCAATCTTGATCCATTCTTCAATCCGTCTCGTACGCAATTTCATTTCTATACCTCCCGGCAATTTGTGTCCCGGTATTTTTATTGAAAGGGCAGTGGGGGTGCCGGGATCACCCCCACCATTTTTCAATGGTTCTGCCCAGAGTTTTACCGAAAGATAATCTCGGCACTATCTTCGCCAACCGTTCCGAGCGCCTTGATAGGGATACTCAGCTCGACGGCGGGTGATGCAAAGTTGACAGATGGAACTGTCAGCTTACAACGCTTCATATAAATGTCCACGATCGATCCTGCCGTGTCCCCAAAGGTAATAAGGACAGGGACTTCTTCACCATCAAATCCATCGGTGAAGTATTTTGCATCGGCTTTCTTGAAATAGAGATTGAGAGTCGATGTGATCTGCCGCTTGTCCTCAAGGAAATCTTCTGGGTAATCCGTTCCGATTTCATCCTCAAGGTACTGATGCGGAGTGGCAAAGGAAACAGATCCTGCTTTGAGTTTTGCGGCCACCCCGTTGATCTGAACCGTGGTGTCTTTTGACTCAATCGGATCACCGATCTCTGTGACTGGAGGAAGATACCCGACAATGGCATCATCCGTTGCCGTCGCATGACCAATTCCGGCAACCAGCGTCAAGACATTCGTTGTCGTATTGACAGCCGAAATCTTACTGATCGTTGCCACGGTCCCAACCTTGATGTATGCCCCCGCTTTATACAGCTTGGCATCGTCAACGGTAATGTTCAATGCCGTTTTGGTTGCGGCTGCTGCTGCCGCAGATGTCCCAGCCCAAACCATCTGCATCCCTTTCCCGTCCATTGTCACCTTGACGGCACCTTCGTTTGTAATATCAAACGTGGCATTGTCAATGGTGCATCCAGAAAGACCCTGCACAAAATGATCGGTCTCCACCCACAGGCTGAAAGTCGGCGAGCAGGTATTCTGTTTGTAAAAGATCGAACAAATTGACAAAGTACCTGCCGTATGGGAAGTCGCCGTGGTTGATCCATACCCTCGAACGCATCCGGTCAAGGTCGCAACCGTTGCATCCAGCGATGCCCGAGTAATACCTGTGTAATGGATCTTTTCCGTTCCAATGATCACAACTCCCTTTTCAGGGACATCACCCCCGGCAATTGCGCCAATGTGAACAGTAGAAATCGTCGCGCTGGCAATTGCGGAAGCCGTCATGGTCGTTGCGGCATTTTTCAACCCCTGCAAAGACTGGAACAGAACCGATCCTTGAGGAAGAGCGGTATCTGCGACCGCAACCAATCCGGAAGGTCTTAAATACATCGACAATGACCAAGACCCTGCCGGAGTTGCACTCTGGAACTGATCAAGAACGTCCAAGGTGTCTTGAAGTTCCTCGGTATCGACAAAAGCCGGATTCTGATTGATCACCGCATTTCCGACAGGCCTGATTGCATCCAACGTACCGCTCGGATATACCATCGTACCGATGGTTGCTTCAACTTTAGCAAAGACGCGCTGCTTTCGTGCCAATCCAACCCCACCTGTACAGCTCATAGTAACACCTCCTGTTTATTTTACCAGATCGACTGGCATTTGTTATGGTTATATACCCCTTTCCGCATCCCCTTTAACTTTCTCCGATCCATGTATTGAAGTCTATAGAAACCATTGTGTGTGCAAAACCATTTTCCTCATCCACTCCTATATAATCAGTGTTCGGTTCATCAAACCGAACCCCATTGATTTCCGCTCTTCTAAAAAGTGTTTCAAGTGTGTTAGCGTAAACATTGGAAGTCTTGATTCCTGTCCCCGGTGGAACAAATATGCTGATCATCAAAACCCCAACCCTGACCCCTATTCCACCAGCATCTCCAAGCTCTCCCACGTAACTATTACCCATCTTAATCCTTGGTCTGATCCATGGTGCCGCAGATGGGGCAGTAAATGTCTGGTTCGGCCAATCAATCAAAGTCTTGGTCGCCCATGTGGAAGAAATAGTCGCCATTATAGCTGAGCGGATTTCGTCCGGAGTCATTGTTAATCACCTCCGCTACTACTGTTTTCGAGAATCCTCATCTGTGCCAATGCCTTCGCAAATTCCTGAGTAGCTTCAGCCAAGGCCACTCTGTAAACTCCATTCGGAGCTTTTATCACACTCTTGCCACCGGGATTTTTCCCGCTCCATCCATTTTCAATCCGCTCTGCATAAGGAACATTGTTGTAAAGGAAGACATCTCCATTCCCAATTTTCCATTTCCAAGATACCGCTTTGCTTTCTGCAACCGACGCAGGGATTCGTTCCCCCTTTTTTCCTTTGACAACATCTTGACCTTCCGCCGGGGGGGCACCATTACAAATCCCATGACTGGCCCGATATGCCCCGGTATCGACAGGAGACCTTTTGATGATGTTGCCGAACAAACCAAGCACTCCAGCCCTGATAACCTTTTCAAGCTCACCTCCGGAATAGTCCGCCAGTTTTTGCAACTGAGCGGAAAACTCTTTCGCGCTATTTGCAAGCTGATCGCCGAGTACTTCCGATGGCATCATTTCAAAGGCCATTACTCATCTTCCCTTTCAAAGCTGAATTTTCGTTTTTTTGACGACTTTATCTCAGCCCCGCTATATTCCCTATCAATAGGGGTGATAATTGTTTCTAAGGGCTGTTTTGGCGGTTTTTCCGCCCCTTCTTTCAATAGGGCTATCTCCACATCCTTTTCCTTGATCACGGATTGGAGCCTTTCTATTTCATGGACCAGAAAACTTTTGCTTTTCGTTTCGAGTGACATTGCCGCACCTCCCTGTTATTTCATATCCGCCACGTAAATAATCACGGTTCCACCCGGCCTTACAGGTCTGGTCTTATCCGGATACCAGATGCTTGTTCCATAAACAACTTTGTAATCAATTTGATCAAGCGTAGGCAATCCGGATGCAGACAGCAAAAGCCGCACCTTGTCTGATTTGCTATACTCCCCAGCCTCGTTTTGCATAACTGGATTGGTGATCACCCCGATCGTGCTGTAGGAAGTCAAAGTTGAGGAAGTATAAGAATCAGATGTTGCCGAATAGGAGCCTTCAACGATCTTGACAACCGTCATATCCGCGCCATATTTGTCAATGAGCCTTTTCGCAGAAGTGACCTTTCCGTTCCAATCCATACTTATGTCCTCTTCACGTTTGCCATATTCGCGTTTCTCAATAATCCTCGCAAAAAACCTTCAATCACGCGGTAAACAGTCCTTGAAGGCGTGCTGCTGAAATACTCGGTCGCAATAACATCCACCCGTTCACTCTTGATGTTTGAAACCAGATTCGCTTGCAAAACCCCCGGATCAACTGACTCTTCATACGCAGCACGACAAACAGCATTTTTCAATCCCTTCGGGATTTCCTGATACCAAAGCAAATCCAACGATGGATCAATACTATCATCCTCATAAATTCCATATCGAGGCCATTCCAAAGGATCATCATAGGACATTTTTTCACCCTTGAAATCAAACTCAGATTCCACATAGGCCATGCCTCTCAGAATTGCCTGTTCCATCATCGTTGTGCTGGCAAGAGTCGCGGCTGGGATTGTCAACCCATATAAATTGACAAAGGTTGTCAATTCTGCGACAGTAACATAACTATTCGCCGATGCTGCGGAAGCGTCTCCCGTTTCTATAACGAGCAATGACATCACTCCTCCTTACAGATCGAATCGATCCTACTTCCGATGAATCCTGTTGACCTTTTCTTTCTTCTTTGCAATTTCCAATTCAACCGGCTTTTCATCGACAGTTTCATAAACTTCAGGATCAGGAGCGGCAATTGGTTCGATCCCCGAAACTTTTTCACCATCAGGTTTTGGAGCTTTCTTCAATGGCTTTGGCGATCCCGGAGGATTCTGAAGCAGGCCTCTTTTCAACCCTTCCCGATAATCGACCGGATGCGTGAATTTCACTTTCGTTCCATCTTCTCTATATGCATAAAACATTTTCCCGTCCTCCTTATTATTGAAGTGTACCCATCACAAAATTTGCTCCTTGCTGTGCAGGCTGTTCCTGTGATGGTTCATCTTTGCTGAAACGCACAGGGAATGCAGACTTTGAAAGACTATCCTCCAACTCCCGCAATGTCCCTTCCCGAAATGCCGGATTCAATCTGTCCAGAATGGCAATCAAATTTTTCATCGCCAAAGTTCCCTCTTTGATCTGAGCAACAGTCTTGTGAAAAAACGCATAAGCTAATGCTTCCGGCCTCAGCGCATAGGTAAACCTGTTCCCTTTCAATGAAGGATCTTTCTGGAATTTCTGATAGATTTGGATAAAATCGTTTGCAGCATTGATCTGCAACATTGGATCACCAATCCATACCCCATACTCAAGGGCGGCGATGGACATATCCAGATCACCGGGCAGATGTTCAATGCCACGCATCAACCACTCATACGCTTTTGCCTTATCACCGATTTTCATGTACTGTTTGGTCATGGTAAAAAATATTGAATCACAAAACTTTCCTTCACCCACCTTGTCCTTGTTGACCCAATACATCTCCCCATATCCAACAGCTTCCTTTGGAAGCCTACTATCCGCGTAAATCTGACAAAGATAGAAGTACGGGAGCATATCGGTCATTTCACCCTCCTCCACCTGTTTCAAAAGAAGAGTCGAAGTCCGTTTGAACTTCGCTTCCTTTTGCTCAGGAGTAAGGTCATAACCGTAGTGATGGATATTTGCGAGGGTGCAAAGGACTGCCTGCCCCGACACCTTCAGATTTGGTTGGTTATGGACTCGACCTCTATATTCAACAAGCCCCTTCCGGAAAAATCTTGTCGAAGAAAACTGAAGGACATTTTCGCCCTTTTGCATATCTTTGACATTGATGGCTCCTGCCGGATAGCGCATATTGATCTGGACAAAGAAATCACGCAGCTTGCCGTAAGTGACATTCTTTTCCAAGACCAACTCTTCATCCGCATCGATAACCATGAGCCATTTCCCTTTTGCATGTTCCATTGCTTGATTGCGATGTAAGGAGAAATTGTCTGACCAAGGATGGTGGTAGATACGGGCTTCATAACGCTTTGCAATTTTCAATGTGTCGTCCGTTGAGCCAGTATCTACCACCACGATCTCATCCACCAATTTACGAATGGATTTCAGACATCTCTCGATGTTCTTCTCCTCGTTTTTAACAATCATGCAGGCTGACAATAAAATCCCGGTTTTCATTGATCCTCCTTCATGAGTTACTTGGACAGATATGCCGCGTATTTCACCTGAGCCGGAGCTGCCCCGGTCCCCATCTGCTGCACATAGGCTCGCAGATACCGATAGATCGTCCCATTGTAGTCATTGTGGAACGGCGTCATGAAACGCCCAGTGCTCGCGGAAGCCGCCGAGGAATCGCTCTGACCTGCCCAACTGGATGCCGTATGGGAAGCAACCACCCCAAACCGGAACCCAGCAAGACGGACCCACGCCGTAAATACCGCCGTGTTCGAGCCTTCCAGTTTGATGTCAATTGCCCGATTATCCGCAGCCGTTCCAACTCCGGACATCAGGGTTGAATCGACGATGAACATTCCCTTGGTGTAACCCCCGCCCGTATCGACGACCTTATCAACAGCATCCACAGACCCTGCCGAAGATGTTGCCAGAGTCTCCGAGCTGTTGTTGAGGATCGTTTCGACATCAATGATTTTGTATCTATTATCCAACATTGTCATACCTCCTTGAATTGATTTTGTCAAATGCCATCATTGATGGCAGTCAGGTTAAATAACCACCGCACCATTCTCAATGTTGCAAAGACGAGCAGCAGACCTTGGCCGCAGAAGTCCGACAGTCACATACCACTCAACCCGAGTCCGCACGACAGGCTTGCTGTCCTGCTCACCCAGATCCCGAACATCCATCTCGGCAGACTGGAGACCGAGCATTCCATTTTCTGCAAAGGAAACACAGTAAATGGAAGTATAAGTGGCATTGGTGCTGGCCTGTCCGATTTCATCAAACGCCATGATGTCATCGTTCGACTCATCCTTGTCAATTTTGAGGATTGGCAGGTCATTATACTTCATAACCCGACGACCGAAGGAATCCAGATCCCACGTGATATTACCGGAGACCGTCGCAAGCCTTGCAGCCGCCGTCAGAAGCCGCGCCATCGTCTTGTTCATGATCAGATGGGTGGGATCTTCAACCGCATCAATCAGCTCGTCCAGCTTGGCAAGGCTGAGAGCCGTACCAGCAGTGGCCGTCGTTGAATTCTGGATAAGCTGGTCACCGGTGCATCGAACCTGAAGCCCATCAAAGGATTTCGGATCGCTGGTGACGTCACCCTTGATAACCGCCTTGGTCAACGAAAGGGCAAGAGCCTTGATCTTCATCTGCTCCTGAACTGCCCGCTGGCCTTCCCCCGCCGTTTTGAGGAGGAAAACATCGACATCAAGATCACCACCGGCAATTGCCAGCGATTCGGTGATCGCCTCGACTTCTCCCGTGCTCTCGGTATATCCCTCATTCACGCCTCTGAACGCAACTCCCGGGAGATTCTTTTCCCGATTGAACCGGAGTGCATTCCCCTGAATGTTCTCGAAAGGCATATACTGCAGGATATCACTGTTCCTTGCGAACAGCTCCATAACAGTCGCCTTCAGAGCTTCATCTCTTCCCAACGCAATCTTCGATGCCTCCACAAGTGTTAAAGCCATTGTCATACCTCCTATTTGAAATTTTCAGGTCATTGTCATAAAACAAAAAATCCCGGTGAGATAATCTCTTTCACAAGATTAAATCCCACCGGGATTTCGTTTCGCCGCACCGCTTGAAACTGATTTTTTACTCTTGACTCACCGAGCCGATTTTACCGCCCTCCTATTTTCTTGCCGATTCCTGACTATGGATCATCTTCAACCTCTCCCCCGGAGGAATTTTCGACAGATCGATCTTGTTCAGATTCGGTTTCTGTGTTCCGCCTGTCCCGCCACTACCACCAGAGTTCTCAAAAAGGAATGGGGCTGTTTCGGAAAGGATACCTGCCCATTCATCAAAGGTCATTGGATTTTTCCCATCCTTGCCAAAAAGAATTCGATCCCCCTCCTTTGGAACAGGCTTACCATCTTCAAGACGCCAGACTCTTTTCCCCCTTGCGATGATATCCTGCATAGCATCTTTTCGGACACCCCCGACAGCCGTCACCGCTTTTGTGATTTCAGAATCAATCAGCACTTCAGAAAGCCTTGAATGAGTCTTGTCAAGCTCTGCCTGTTTTGCATCAACGGCCTGTTTGAGTGCATTCAACTGACTCTCAAAATCAGCCCTCATCCGCTCAACTTTCTGGGCAACAAGCTCATCAAGTTTTCCGGCTTCCATCATCTTCTTGTCTTCAATGAGCTGGATCTTCTTTTTCATTTCGGCAATCTCTTTCGGATCGCCAAGATCCTTGAGTTTCTTCTCAAGGTCTTCTTTCTCCTTCATGAGTTTGATGTTGTTTTCCCGAAATTCCTTGAGCTTGTTTTTCCCGTCCTCGTCCTCCTCTGTTTGAAGATAAAATTTTCCATCCCCACCCTGTTTATATTGGGAACGGAAAGCCTCTTCCACATCCTCCAGTTTTGCAACGACCAACTTTAACATATTCAAAAATCCCCCTTCCCGGTTTTGTTATAATATCTATAATCTATTTTCGGACAAAATAAAAGATATTTTTCCATCAATATAAACCGCCATTCATATCGATGGAAGCGCCATTGATGTATGGGGTATCTATCAAGGTCATAATGATCCGCAGTATTTCTTCAGGATTACCAAATGAATGGGCAGGAATTTCACCCATCAATTTTTCTTGGTACTCATCTGTCACTTCATTGATCATCCCAATATTGAAATAACCAAGATTCAAATTGTTGATGGTGATTCCTTTGGATGCATTTTCAGCAGACAGGCTTTTAATCATTCCCAAAAGACCGGCCTTTGATGCCGCGTATGCACTTGCACCGGGAACCGGCTTTCTCGCAACCACAGACGAAAGATTGATAATCCTACCATACCCCTCTTTTCTCATAATCGGCAAAACTGCATGGATGACATTGAATGTCCCAATCAGATTTACATTGATCACATCAGCCCATTTTCCCAAATCGGCTTTATGGGCAAAGGAAGTGTAGTTGATCCCAGCACAATTAACCAACACCAATTCTTTCAGATGAGGATTAACCATATTCAACCACATTTGAATTTCTGAAGGTCTGGTGATATCGACCTTGAAAGCCAGATGGCACAATGGTGCGGAAGAAAGGTTATATGTTCCGCTGACCACATATCCCTCATGGTGAAAACGCTCAAAAAGATACTTCCCGATTCCCCTACCTGCGCCCGTGATGAGTATCATTCAATTCCAACCCTTTCATGCTCAGGGACCTCCCCGACCACTTTTGCCGGTATCCCTTTGACGATAGCGAAATCAGGAACATCCTTTGTCACAACAGACCCAGCCGCAACCAATGCATCCATACCAATTTCAATGAATGAAAGCAGCGTCGCATTGATACCAATCTTCGCGCCCCTGCGAATAATCGGACCAATATCAATGACCTTTTGTTGACCATCATCCCATCGATAATTTGTCGGACGATTAATCACAGGCTTTGGATTATTTGCCGTCACCACCCCCGGCCCGATGAAAACATGATCCTCTACAACCATGTTCCCGCCCAACTCGCAAAAAGAATATATCTTGACATGATTTCCAAAAGTGGAATATCCTTCATTCATCACATGGGCGCCGATTGTTGTATCCCGTCCAATGATTGTATTTTCCCGGATGATGGCGTAATTCCCTATCCACGATCCATCCCCAATCAGGCAGGAGGGGTAAATGATCGCCCCTGAGCGGATAATGCAATTGTCCCCGATGACGACAGGATATTTTTTATAGTATTGCTTTGGCCGATCAAGGTGGGCAATCCCTATTTCAACGGAGTTTTCTATCCTGACATTTCTGCCTATGATGACATCATCCCCCAGTAAAACATTGTTCCCCAAAGTTGTCCCTTTGCCGATTTTGGCTTTGCCCATCAATTCATCCCTTCATGATTTGAATCAGGTCTTTATATTCACCGTCTTCCTGCCCTTTATAAACCACTTCAGCTGCCTTCATTCCGAGACAGTGCAAAGCAACAACCGGTCTTGTGCCAAGATGGGCCAATGTTTTCTCCATTCGCCTATTACTGACAAAATTGATGACCTCGACCTGATCCGATGGCCACTCAATCTCAACCTTTCCTGAATTATAATCGGCAACAATCACAGCATCAAATTGTTTGACGTTGGTGATAACATTCCCGTCATTGGCAATGACCCCGACTGAGGCATTATTTGATTCAAGGGTCCGGGAAGCTATCTCCGAAAATACCCCATTGCCAACTATGAGATATTTGCACCCGGCCACTTCCTGACCAGCTTCAAAAAGCATTTTCAAAAGCAACTGCCCACAAGATTGAAAGACATTGGCCCCACCGAAATCCTCATTCACCCCAACCACAGGGATACGCCGATCAAAACACAAATCCATATCGACATCGTCATGACGGTATTCCCATGCCTCGCGCATATATGCAACGACGGCTGGCCTATTTGAGCGGTCAAGCAATTCCTTATCAACAGGTCGAACAAATCCAAGGTTCAGAAAAACATCAATTTGATTGCGAATAGATGTCCTATTTTCAACGATATCAATCCGGTCGTTGTCAATACTCAGAATCGACATATAATCCCGCAAACGTTGGTCCGTCCAGTCGTGAGATGTCCATCGACTGTTTGGGGCGATGGCAATAACCTTTTTCGCCCCCGCCAACAATGCGATCAGCGGAGAGTAGATATACGCCCCACTCCCCGCTTCGGTTAGGACGGTTAAATCGGAAAGATCAAGATTTAATTTCTTGATGCATTCCCTTGCGATTTTGATACCTCGCATTAAGCAAACTCCACTTTCTTAAAAATATTTTTGCCCTTTTGTCTTTGATCAATCTTATTATGGATGGTTTCCCCAGAAAGAATATCAATCGGAATTTGCTTGGGAAATGCATCGCACCTCAAATCTGTTCTCCATTTGCAAAAAGCACATTTGCAAGATTCTTGTTCTATTATTATATTCATTTAATTCCAACCCACTTTCTCCAAAGGGTCACTGCTGCATCAGCTTCCTCTTGAGTCCATTTTGCCATTCCATTTGTATATGTTGTGGCAAATTTATCTGTTGGAGAAACATCGATTGTATACTTGGATGATTTTTCTCCCATAACTCTTTCAATCTGTTCTACCTTAGATAGCCCAGAAGAATAACTGTCCCCCATTTGAGTTATAAATTCATCAACAAATACCATTCTACTATTGCCATTTCTTAACTTCATAAAATTAGTATGAATAGGCAAACGGAATTTACTTGATTCAAGAATATCTGCCATTTTATTAAATCCACCACCGGCATCTATAATGCCGGGAGAGATTAAAGCATGGCGAAGCTCATGTTGAGAGATGCCAGAATATCCTCCTGGTTTCAAATCTGACTCTCCCAACCAAATAGTTTGCCCTTCACTTCTTGGAGAAACACCAGCCCCTTTATTTATCACCCCAACATTTAATTCCTCTCGATAAGTATTATGCCTTCTTAATTCACTTGGAATAGCTTCATAATCCATTTTGACTTTGTTTATTTGTTCTTCTGTAGGGACATGCCCCCAAGCAGGCATTAAATCTTCATCATAAGATTTGAAAGATGTGGTCACCTCTCTTGATATTCCGAGTTTTGCTTGTAATTCCTTAATGGTCAATGGCCGTCCGGAATTATCAACCAAATCTGAAACGGTCAACTTATTTTCAGACCATAATTTCCACTTACCCGGACCAAGGATCTCTTTCTGTAAACTTATTGGTTGGGAAAGGAGCCACTCATTGTAATTCATATTCATTGGTATCGGACCATTGATGGTGTCCCGCATACCTTTTGGCATATTTTCAAGAACATCAGTCTGCTTCCTATTCAACTTCGACTGTGGCCCGATCAATTCATTCCATGATTTCAGTAGTGGCAGGGTGGTGCTACGGCATTGAAAATGGCAGGGCGGTCCTCCGGGATATGCCATATCATGATCGATGGGATTCAATTCAAAATCCCATTTCTTTCCGTCGGCAGCCATGCAGATAGGCGTGGTCCTGGAATCCAATGTGGAACACCATTCAATGCCATCCAAGACATCAGAATTCTTTTTGTATGTTTCCTGACGAACCGCATTGGCGACTTGCATCACGCTGGTGCGGATGAGAGCTGTCGCTTCTCTCTTTGTGGCGGCAATTATCCCCGGCTTCAAAGCTGTTCCCCTAACCCTTGAAATTAAACCACCAACACTTTCCCCTTGAACCAGCCCAATCTGAATAGCCTTGGTTCCTTCTGCCATCTGAGCGGATAACTTTGACTTCACAGAATCAGACTGTTTATCCCACCAATCTCCGATGATGTTGCCTTGGATCATCGTATTTTCAACAATGGCCTTGACATTATCATTGGTCAAAGTGACATTGAATACATCAACCCCAACAATCCCATTAATTGATTTTACTGTATTTTTTGCCTGGATTGATCCGACCTTCTTGAGGCCTGAATCAACTTTCTTTTTGATCTCTCCATACTTGGTGTCAAGAATTGTGCTGATGTCCCCATCCAATTTCTGAAGCCTTGCCGCCTTCCATTTTGTCATTGTCGGTGATGTCGGGTCGTTCTTGGCAATGGCCGCCACTATTTCATTTTGGGCATCTTCCAAAAGTTTCCGGACATCCTTGGCAAGACCAGCCGAATACTTGTCCAGATAAACAGATTCCTTGATCGCTGCGTCAAATAGTTTTTTGGGTATGGTGTCGGCCATTATTGATATTCCTCAATCCCTTCCTCAGCGATGTCTGCCATACCAGCCGCGATCAGTTCCTTTTCTGCAGATATTGTCCGATCAGCCGGAAGCACTTCCCCGACCGCCAAATTATAAAGAAATGTGTCAAGGCTTATCCCTCCGCCATTGTAAGCCTGAAGCAATGCCGTGATATCCTGTGAAGAAAGTTTCTGCGAAACGAAATCACGATTCATCCTGACCTCAGTCTTCGCATCTATTTTTAACCAGACGCCGAGCAAATCGATGATTTTGATTATCCCTTGTTCAACTGATGTGACAATATCCGATATGGTCGCGGTATCCCCGGAATATCTCATGGCAACAGTTTCAGCAGCCTCAGCCGCCTTTTTCTGCTCCTCAAGCATCCTTGCCCCCATCACCGCCATTTGAGTTTCCAACTTGGTCAAAGCCGTCACGATTGCACCAAGCCCACTTCCTGTAAATTCAAGGAATCCACATCGCGCTTGAGGATCTTCCGACACCCATGCCTTCATCGCACCGATATAAAGATCCGATGACTTTGAAAACCCTGCCGCCCAAGGTGTAGGCATTGCACAATAATGAAGACCATGGTAATAGTCAACGCTGACCTGCCAATGTTTGATATTCAGATTGACAAGATCGGTCAATGGTGGATTTGAAGGGACAGGATTGTTTGATAAACAGCCAAAGAAAACGAACGGGATAAAATCCATATTCTTGCCCTTAATCTTCGGGAAAAGATCATCGCCAACCTGACTCCACTCATCTTTCCCTTGCGCGCCTTTGCTCTCCATCTTCCTGTATATCCGAACCACCAGCTTTTTTTCTTCTATCTGCAACAACCTGACATGCTCTACAGAAATGATTTCCAATGGATTTTCCGGGTTCTTTTCCGAAACCAATTCCTGCAAAGCAAGCATGACCAAATTACCCTGTCCATCAGTCTCAAAATTCAAGATTGACAAACCGGGATACAAGGCGAAGTATGGGGTGGCGATTATTGCTGGTGCGGCTACACCTTCCCCTTCCTCCGGCAAAGGCGGCATATCCACAAGCACCCCATAGTACCCATAAGAAGTGACCTCCCTCATAATCATCCTGACCACTTCTTGAATCGATTCCCCTGCTAAAGTGACATCCCCCAGCAATGCCTCTATTGCGGGATTGGTTTTAATGGTGACTTCCTTACGCATAACAGCCCCGGTCAATCCGATCACTGTTTTTGCAAAGGCATTGAAAAACGATCCGCGTTCCTTATAAGCTTCATATTCAGCCGGTGATTGACCTGACAATTGCGGAAGATAAACCTTCCCTGCCGACTTGATTGCATCCTCACCTTGGAGGACAATACTGATTTTTGTCCATTTGTCTTTCATCGCTTTCCAATGTTCACCTTTGGTATCTGGTATAATCATGTATTTGTCCTCCATCAAAAGAATGGCACTACTTTTTCTTTCTCTTTTTGCCATATCCGCTTGCGTATATTGCCCGGCCTTGCGCGTCCGCCTGTTTCTTCATGGGATATATCTTCCCGGATTTACCCCACCGCCATTTGTTCTTTCCCACCTTATGTGTTGGCATTTCAGCCTCCCAACAACCCATAAGGAATAACAAAATAATATGGGTAGTTGTCACTCAAATACTTTGATGCCACTCCAGCAGGCAATGACTCATACATCATTGTGTAATGGGAATACCTGCAAGGGTCTGCACCAAATCTCTTCCTTTTCAAATAATCGTTTTCATTTGTAGTCGGTTCTGTCCTGCCCCAATTCCACCAGCGACACCCCCGTTGAGCCACATCCCCCATTGCCGAAAAAACCAAAAGGGGTAATGGGTGAAGGTGCTTATATTTCGGATCGACTTCAACAATCAAACAATCTGCCGTCCTGTTGAAATACCAAACCAACAGAAAGGCAATCTTGGTTGCATAACGATCGTCCGCAAAGGCCACATATAATTTATACTCGGCCCCTGATTTCAGGATCGATCTTATAATACCAAACTCCCTATCCTTGCACCTTGCTCCCGAAGCCGCATTGTTAATATGGAGATTCCTTGCGAAATCAAAATCCTCTTTTGAACTGACTTCATAAATCATACATCTTGAGGTGGCCTTGATTATCTTGTCTTGAATTTTCCGATGAAATTTTTTCATCAAATCTGCTGCGAATTGCTCATTTGAACCGAACCTTGGAAGCTCCGTGACCATCGCTGTCCTCTTCGACGCAAATCCCTCCGTCCTCCAAAAGAACGCCTCATGCATTTCAAGGCATTGTTTTGATTGATAGGGAGAATCAACCAATGTCGATGAAAAACAATTAGTCCAGTTGGCCGTGCTTTGAAATGCTTGTAGGAGAAGGGTTGTAGCCTCGTCATTATCGGCAAGAACTCCCGGATTACTGCCGAACCAAGGCATGGAATTGAGGACAGGGCCAACTGGACCCTTGATCATAAAAGAGGGCAAGACCCCGACAATCTCATCGTCCTCCATCGCAAGAAAATAATACGCGATTGATTTTGGACTGAGACCAAGAAAGAAGTCCCGGAAACGCAACGAAGAATTAAATGAGGAATGCTCATGCTTGAGCAGATATCGACCATACGCGTTTTCTTTTTCTGGCGTCAGGACTTCAATCTTCATGATAATCTCCTTATGTAATCATAATTTATTTTTGTCCATATTAAAAGATAATTCTCTTACTGTTCTGATCCATTATACCACTCAACCGTTTCTTCCAATCCTTCATCAAGGCCAACCAACGGTTCAAATCCCAACATATCCTTTGCCTTGAGACAATTTGCTATGTGGCGGTGGACATCTCCCATCCGTTCCCTTTCATGTTTTACTTCCACAACCACGCCCATTGTGGTCATTATCCGATCAACCAATTCACAAATGGATATGTCTCTACCGCTCCCTATATTGAAAACCTCCCCGCGCAGATCATTCCTCCTTTCAATCATCAAAGCGGCTCTTGCTGTATCCCTGACAAATGTGTAATCACGAGTCTGTTTGCCATCACCGTAAATGATGACATCTTTCTTTTCTTTTATCCGGTTGATGGTCAAAGGAATCACCCCTGCATAAGACCTGGCATTCTGTCTCGGGCCATAATTGTTGAATGGTCGGATAATGCTGATGTTGCTCCCAAAGGTTTTAACATAAGACAAACAGATCATATCCCCTGCTGCCTTGCTGGCTGCATAGGGAGTCAATGGCCGCATGGGGTGGTCTTCACACATCGGAGAGTACAAGGCAGATCCATAAATTTCAGACGAGGAGAAATGAATGAGCTTTTTGAACAAATCTTCTTTCAATAATTCACATAGATTCTGGACGATCTTGATATTGATCTTGATGTTCTTGTATGGGTCTTTCAAGGAATGAGGAAGCGGCATCACGGCAAGGTTATAAATCGTTTCTGGTTTGAATTTGCTGATAAGCTCCCCCATACTATTCAGATCGCAGGCATTTTCAAATGCAAAGACCGCATCCTTCCGAACATTTTCCATCTTGCCAAGGAAAAGATTGTCAACCGCGCAGACCATCTGCCCATCATCCAAAAGGGCATCAACAAGGTGGCTTCCTATGAACCCGGCTCCACCAACGACCATCGTCCTTTTTTCTTTCATCCCAATTCCTCATATTTGAGTTTCAACCGATCAATATTATGCAAAATAGAAAACCATTCTTTCATTCTTTTAATTTTCTTGACCCTTGCGCATGAAAATACGGCAACCATTTCGCACCATGTCAAAAGAATGATCTTCTCCTCGGTGGACAGCATCATCATCTCCTGTATGTTTCCCAATGATCGAATGAACCAATACCAAGATATTTCGCATCGGCAAATCCACAAGCATCGCCCGGATTTTCACGCAATGAATCAAAACTGATCATCTCGGTGTACTCAACAATCCGGCCATCCTTGAGTTTACCATACGTCCTGTCCCTTCCGCGATCCCTCAGAATCCACCATTGCTTTTCCGAAAAGAAAAGCTGGCCTGACAATGATGTATCCGGAACTTTTGGCTTCATGGACTCTCCCATAACAATCTCCTTTCTATTTGTTCGCTTTCGACCATTCTTTCAAAACTTCCAAGCCATAGTATCTCGGGAACGATATGGCATTGTTGTGCAAATATTCAGCATTTTTATTTCCCGGATAATTGACCACGCCCAATCCATATTTACTACATTGATGAGTCCCGATACCGCATTGAAATCCTTTTTTCTTCATGTAGTCAAAAACCCCTTGCCGTTGGCCACCCTTACAAACAGCCACGTACGATTGATAAATATGGGAATGATCCTTGGTTATCCTCGGCTTGTTTATTATAACCTTATTCAGGAAATCATCCTCGGAAATAACTTTGTCCCATTCTCTCGCGATCTTGATTCTCCACGCAATCAATTTCTCAATCTTTTTTAACTGGGACAATACAATCGCTGCTGTTATGTCCGACATTTTGTAATTCCCTGCGTCCGGATCAAAACGAAAAGGTTCTGCATTCTGGCTCCGGCGGTAAGCCCTTTCATCGCCGAAGGATGAAAATCTATACATGGAACCTGCATAAGTATCATTGCTGGTTGCGATCAGCCCTCCACATCCGCAGGTTATTCCTTTGCTGGCATGAAGGGAAAAGCACCCAATGTCACCGATCGTCCCAGCCGCGTCAGGACCAGCAAATGCCCCGAGCGCACAGGCTGCATCCTCAATAATAAAAAGGCCATACTCATCCGCCAAATTCATTATGTCATTCATCTCGCACATTTGACCGAATTGATGAACCGGCATGATCGCCTTTGTCCTTTTTGTAATCGCCTTCCTGACATAATCGGCCTTGATGTTGTATGAATCCAAATCAACATCAACCAAGACCGGAGTAGCGCCAACACTCGATACTGATATCGCAGTCGCAGGGAATGTGAAATCAGGGACGATCACCTCATCTCCTTCCATAATCCCGAGTGCACGCAAGGCCAAAACCAGAGCGGTCGTTCCATTGGTCGTACTAATCACATATTTGCATTTCAGATAATTAGAAACAGCCTTTTCCATTTCTTCAACCTTCGGACCTTGAGCGACCCATCCGGAAGTCATCACCTTGGCGACGGCGAGAAGATCACTTTTATCAAAAAACGGTTTGATGAACCTGATCATACTATTTCTCCTTTCACACAATGGAAAACCTGTTTGATGATTCTCCTCGCAGGGTTCCCGACCACCAACCACCCTGCAGGGATATTCCTTGTGACAACGGTCCCCGCTCCCACCATCGCCCCTTCTCCTATCTCTATCCCCGGAAGGATAACCGACCCCGCTCCAATACTGGCATTTTTCCTTACAAAAACGGGCCTCCACGCCTCTTTCCCGCCCGGAGGATACCTATCGTTAGTAAAGATCGTTCCGGGCCCTATAAAGCAATTTTCTTCGATAGTCACACCTTCCGGGATAAAGCAATGCGCCCCTATCCGGCAACCCCTGCCAATTTTCACCTTCGGGCCGATTTCAACAAAAGAACCGATATTACAATCGGCCTCGATTTCACAATCTCCATAAATGTTCACCAAATCAGGATGCCATATCTTCACGGACGAATGAATCACAGATTGAATTGAAACAGGCATTGGAGATCCTTTCTTTTCTGGTCCGGGTGGCTGGATTTGAACCAGCGACTTTCAGCTCCCAAAGCTGACACGCTACCAAGCTGCGCCACACCCGGATAATTTCAAAAATCGTAAACTCTTTCCACACTCTTTCCCCCAGCCATATACTCATCCGTATGCATGATCAAATCGAAAAGGTACAAATGCTTTTTCAAAATGGCCTTCGTGCTGAAATTAGCCATTGCAAACTTCCTCCCCTTTTCACCGATCATAAACTTGTCCATGGTGGACAAATGGCAAAGATCGGTCAAGACCCTTTTCGCATTGGATTTGTTAATCACGATTGTTGGATTATCGATATACAGCCCCATCACCCACGGGTCAAGGCAACTCAAAATGATATGCCCAAGAAAGAACCCCTCTATGCCGCTCAATCCCCATCCACCATTGATGGAAGTGAAAGTGCAGTTGTACCCCAGCTTCCTTTCAAGACATTCCTTGTTGGATAGTTGCATTAGAAATTCCAATTCAATCGGCAAACCATCCTGCTTCAATTCCTGCACGATCTGGTTAAACGTCTCATATCCCTTGATTGGAGAACCTGCGGAACCGGCCTGTATCTTGAGCACATCACCAAAAGGTTCGGCCCTTGGAATGTCTTTTCCTTCCATATCACCGAACTTTGTGAAATACGATTCAAGATGGTAAAAAGAATTGGGCAATCTCCCGGTGATTGTCCAATCCGTGCCGGTAACCGCAGGTACCCCGGTCGCCTCGTGGAATTTTCTTATCTGTGGATACCCATTGCGCAACTCACTGCCGTAATATTTCACGCAGCAATTATTTTTGTTCAGTAGCTGATTGAAATCAATCCCCGGCCAATTGAAGATTGTCCTCCCGAAATAAAAGAAGTCCGCCTTCTTGCACCATTCAGCAGCCTCTTCTTTTGCGGCATCCGTATTGAGAATGATATCCCGGTCATACTGAAAAGAATCATCATAGGCAATGATGCACCGAGCCTTGTGTTTGGTATATTTGTTGATGGCTCTCCAAAGCGATGTTGGTTGACCGGCGATATTGAAGTCACTTACGATTGCCACTTTCATTTATTTCCTCCTCATACCTATGAGCCATTGAGCCGTGGCCATCTTCAGTGCCTCTGCCGTCAATGTTGATCTTAAAGTAGCGGCTGCCGCATCAAGAACAGCCATCTTCTCGTCAATAGGAAGATGTGGTTCAAAACCCTCCAATATCTCCAAGACCTTTACTGCATTAGCTCCTACGATTTTCGCGTCCATTCATCCACCTCATTCATTCAAGTCATTCATTCAAGTCAAGCACCCTACCCACAAATGGATTGCCCATACTTGCCTGTAACAGTTTCATCCC